CTGGGGTTGGTTTTCTGGGATCAACCTGGACAAGCAGAACCGCAATCCATCGCGGCTGTCACGCTGCCCGGACGGTTGGCGCACGGTCGATGGCGATGTCCGTCGCCAGGCATTGCTCGCGCTGGAATTTGGCGCGGAGTCGTGGACGGCATGGGAGGCGGCACACTCGAATTCCGACCTGCCGCCGATCCTCCCCGGTCATGCCTTCATGGGGCAGCCGGAACCGGAGCCGCCGCAGCTCGTCGATGGCATTCTCCATCAGGGAGCAAAGATGGTGCTGGGCGGCCCGTCGAAGGCACGCAAGAGCTGGTCCTTGATCGACCTCATGCTCTCGGTGTCCACCGGCTCTCCGTGGTGGGGATTCCCAACGCGCCCAGGCCGTGCCCTCTATCTCAACTTCGAGCTTCCGGCATTCGCGCTCCAATACCGGATCAACCGGATCGCGGCGGCGAAGGACATTTCGGACTTCACCGGCTTCGACATCTGGAACCTGCGCGGCCATGCCACCGACTTCTCCGCCCTCATCCCCAAGATCCTCGGGCGTATCCGCGACACCGGGTATTCCCTGATCTTGATCGACCCGATCTACAAGGGCCTCGGCGCAAGGAACGAAAACGACGCCGGCGACATCGCCAGCCTCTTGAACGAAGTCGAGCAACTGGCGGCGAAATCAGGTGCCGCGGCTGTTTTCGGCGCGCACTTTTCCAAGGGCAACCAGGCGGGCAAGGAGTCGATTGACCGGATCGGCGGTTCGGGTGTGTTCGCCCGCGATCCCGACGTGATCCTGACGATGACTCCCCACGAGGAGGAGGACGCCCATGTTATCGACCTCACCTTGCGCGCCCTGCCGCCCGTCAAGCCGTTCGTAGTTCGCTGGTTTGATTCGATCTTCATCACCGACCGCGAGGCGGATCCAGCGAAGCTCAAGGCACCCCAGAGCAATTCCAAGAGCGAGAAGGCGAAGGCCACCTACAAGATGGGCAGCGCGGCCGACCGCTACGGCAAGGCGGTCGAGAACATGCCGCCATTGGCCAACGGCCGTGTTCCCCAGGAGTCCGCTGTCTTCGCCTACCTGTCCGACCGGATCGCGGAGATCGACGGCGACTGCACGCTCAAGGAAGCCCAGCGCGTCTTCTACTGCCTCGCCAACATGAAGTCGGGTCCTCTCGTCTTCGACAAATCCACCCGCCTGTGGAGGGGGCGCAATCATGCAATTTGAACCCGTCATTCCGGCAGGGTTTGAACCACGGATTCAAATCGGTTTGAACCCGTTTGAATCCGCTTGTTCTAACAGTTTTGAGAAGTCGCCAGTCAGGAACCTTATTAGCCGTTTACTAGCCGCCTTACAGCTTTTTTACAAAAGCAGCGAGAACAACCTTACGGATTGTTTCTCGCACGCTGCTGGCTTTGTTGGAAACAGCCGCAGCGATGACCATTTTGGTGTCCGCCGGGAAGGAGGTTCAAAATGAAACCTCGGAGGAAAAACCGGAAAAGAACCCGGACATCACCCTACGAACATCTCTGGCCGGAATTGGCATTCATGCCTGAACTCGACCATTGGCCTGATCGACCAGCACCATTCAAACCGGAACGCAGCCAGGTGCTAGCTTACATCGTCGAAGGGTATGGCAGTGACCTGCGGGAAGCCGAATGCATCTTCCGGGCGGCCAGGCATGCCGGTGTGATTCGATTCCACCCGAACACCAGGACCTGGTGTGGCCGGAAAGGAGGGCAGCCATGAACTCCGACGACTACGCCAAAAAACAGGCGAGGAAGGATGCCGAATACGAACGGGACTACGAGGCCTGGGTGAAATCCATGACCCTCGAAGAACGTCGGGAGGCGGAGAAGCTCGGCCTGCTCAAGCCCTGCCTGCAACGCCATGGCAACGGCGCTGCCGATCACGACATGGCCGATTCATCGCGAGCCAGCCACACGCCGGACATCGCGGCATTGGTCGATCATGAGGGCGAAAAGGCCGGCGCTGTGACGCATGACGCCATCGACGCACTTCGTCTTTTCGTCGCCGATCTGATCGCCGAAGGGAACACCCGCCTGACCGTGGAGTGCCTGGCCGTTGCTCTCGGGCTCAGCGCCTACAACGGCGAGAGCATGACCGCAATCGCCAACCGCCACGGCGTCACCCGCGCCGCCGTCTCGAAGCGATGCGTTGACGTCATCACTCATCTGAACCTCCCGCCCTCCCGCGCCATGCGCAGCGAGAAGGCACGCAAGATTTACCGAACCTCACGAACCAAACACCACCGGAAGAAAAAACATGAACACCCTTATCGATCTCCCAAACAGCGAAAGTAAATTCACCCTGACCCCCTGCGGCATCGACTTCCACGGCGACCTCAGCTTTGAGGAATGGGAGAAAATCGGCGAGAAACTTGGCGATGCGGAACGCTCAATGGGCCTAATGATCGGCGACTGGATCAACTACGCCGAGAACAAGTGGGGTGAGAAATACAACGAGGCCATCGCTTGCACAGGCTTGGAATACCGAACGCTCAGGAATTACGCATACGTGGCGCGAAGGGTCCAATTGTCATATCGATATGACAATCTCACCTTCAACCACCATTACACGGTCGCCAAACTGAAGGATGCTGAAGAGCAAAAGCACTGGCTCGATCAAGCGGCTAAGCATGATCTCGGTGTTGACCGTCTTCGGAAATCTATCAACTTCGGGCGCATCGCCACCGAGGAGGAGGTCCAGGGTGATCCGGCTGACCGTGGCTATGTCACCTACCTTGCCCTGCTCAATCGCATCCGCCGCTGGTGGGCACGCGAGACCCAGAAGGCACCCGTCGAGGAATGGGACGAAGACCGCCGCCAGGGACTCAAGAAGGACTTCAAACTGATCCTCGACATCTACGAGGCGCTCTAACCAAAACGCAGGGAGGGACGGTCCCAGGCGAGCCTCATACCCTCGCCCTCTGCGGGTTCAATTCCCGCCCCTGCAACCACTCACACGATCATGACCACACCAACCCAACGACTGACGCGGCTGCTCAATGAAGGGGCGCGGTTCATGGTTGAACTGCCGGGGCAAACGTCCATCGACCTCACGCCGGACGTGATCGCCGCGATGACGCAGGTTCAAACGCAGCGCGACGGGTTCGAACCCGGAAGGAATCTATTTGAACCCGCCACCTCTGGCGGGGATGTCCCGACCCTCGTTGAAATCCCGTGAAAAATTATTTTTGCACTTCCCACATAACGGAGAGTCGGACGGGGACGCTGGGCACGAGGAAAACCTAGCAAAATCAGTGGTTCCCGCCGATTTCGACTGCGGAACAAACGCCCGAAAATGTGGGAAGTAGGAGCCTCTGCTTCCCACCTACTTCCCATCACCGCACAGTGAGCAACTTCCCATCGGCGGGTTGACTTGGCGGGCGGTATCAAATGGCAGGCTCCAAGCTCGAATCCCGGTTTCTCTTCCTCTGGAGGGTGGCGCAAGGCCCGCCCCTGGAGCGGGAAGTCCACTTTCACCACGCCCGCAAGTGGCGTGCGGATTTCGGGCACCTGGATAGCAGAACGCTGATCGAAATCGAAGGAGGCATCTTCCGGCGCGGTGCCGGCCGCCACAACCGGGGCGCGGGTTACGCGAAGGACGCCGAGAAGTATCTCGAAGCGGTATTGGCAGGGTGGACGGTCATCCGACTGACCGAGAAGCAACTCGAAATCGACTTCATCGAGCGGATCGTCGCCTGGATCAATACTCCTCGGGGAGCATGATGCAAGTCGAGCTGCGGTCGTGTTCCGTGATGATGTAGATCCGCCGACCGCCGCCCACCTTGTAGTGGCTCAGTATCCGGTCGCTATGGATCAGGGCATCCTCGTTCGCCTGTTTGTCGCATTCGTCGAGGTCGCCCCAGTCGCCGCAGTGGTGGCGGCGCATGTAGGATGCCAGGTCGATGCCGAGCGCCATTGCTCCCGGTGTGGCGACGGTCCTCCCCAGGGGGAAGCGTGGTTCCATGATTCGGTATGCCATGGCCGTTCATTCGTTAGGGGTTCCCCATTCCGGGTGACGCTCGCCAGTGGCAATCAGTCCGGAGGCGAGCATGTCTTCGACCAGTGCCTTCGGCGGCCACGGGCGGTGCGGTTTGCCGGTCTGCATCTTGGATGCCCGCGCCGTGGCGCGGCAGTAGGATGGCAGATCATCCTCCGGGTTGAAGCTGTCGGCCCGGAGTTGGGTCATCAGGTCGGTGGCATCGGCGGCGGAGAATGTCGCGCCGTCGATGGTGTGGTATTCGGTGTTCATGGTGGTCATTGTCATTGGTGGAAATCAGGCGGCCAGTTTTTTGGCGCGGGCGGTGTAGAATTTGGTGAGACCGCGGGCGTCGATGGCTTGGAAGAACCACTTCATGCGGGGCATTCCGACTCCGTTGTCCTCGGGGCGGTTGCGGACGGTGGCGGCGGCTTCGGCGGCGTCGAACATGCGGGCCATCAGTCGCACCCAGTTGGTGATCTTGGAGGGGTCGGTGGTTCCCGAGTGGTGACGGACTTCGAGCGTCTGGTGGCGGAAGTAGGAATGGATGTTGAGCTTGCGGTAGCGGCAGGGGTAGAGCTGCTTCATTTGTTCCATGCTGCGGCAGGCATCGATCTTGCGGAACATCTCGGAGCATTGGCTCCGGTGATTCCCGGCGTCGATGATGCTGTGGTCGAGGTTCGTGCGGCAGTAGGTGTTATTGTTGCCCCGGCGTGACAGCGGTTGGAAGGTGTCGAGAACGTCCTCGAATTTCAGCCACATCTTGAAGAGGTTCTTCACCGCTTTCAGCGACATCGTGCGGGCGTCGAAATGGACGTGGAGTCCGCAGCGCTTGTCCACCCTGGCCCCTGCGGCTTCGAGTGCGGCGGCGGCGATCCTGACTTCCTCCAGACCGGCTTCACCTTCGAGAACTGGTGAGACGAGTTCCAAACCGCAGGAGCCGTCGGTGACGATCTTCCAGTGCGGTGTTGTATCGTGTGTGTAGTAGGAGGATTCGGCCCGGATGCCTGCGGCTCTCAGGCTCATGACGGCTTGCTCGGTGGTGATGGTGGAGAGGAATTCAATCTCGACTCCGAAGCGGCGGGAAATCAGTGGCGTTGTCATGTCTATCATCTGCCAGATCGGCACCACATGTCCATGGCTTTCTGTCCCTGCTAGCAAAAAGACGAAAGCAGCGTGATTGGCACACATCCTGGCAGTCAGGCACCGTGCCAATGTGTTGTTTTTTCGGATATGTAATAACTCCGACAGAAAGACAAAAAAAGACATGGACAGTGGTGATGGGACTGGCAGATGAGGGACGATGAAAGGGACTGCCCGCACCGGAAATGACACCGCATACGTCACCGGAATGTCGGTCCTGATCCGCCCCGAGTGGGATGGAGACGACACGCTCCATGTGATCGCCGAATGGAACGGCGACCGCGGATTCATCCGGCCTGTCGAATGGCCGCACGGCGGGATCATCCCGACCGAACTCGTCACCGCTGAAATGATCCAACCCGCAACAACCAACACAGAGACCCCATGAAATCCGAATCCGACATCCTCGATAAAATCCGCAAACTCCTGCGACTGGCCGACCGCTCCCGCGGCTCTACCGAGAACGAGGCCAAGGTGGCGCTCGCCAAGGCACAGGAATTGATGACCCGCCACAACATCGACTCGACGCTGCTCCGCATGGAACGCGGCGAATCCGGCGGCGCGGGCTTCACCGTCAACAAGGGCAAGGTCGATCTGCCCAAGACCCTCAACCCGGCCGACCTGATGATCCTCTCGATCCTGCAGGCGCACTTCAACGTGAAGACGATCCTGATGCCCAACGGGCGCGGAACGCCGGTGGACATCATCGGTGCCGCCGCCGACATCGACTTTGCCATCTATGCCTTCAACTACCTGCGGCAGACCTTCTTCCGCTGTTGGAACGAGTTCAAGCGGACCCACGCCAACCCGGACAAGGCATCCTACTACCGGGGCCTGCGCGACGGACTGAACGCCGAACTCAAGGCGGCGAAAGAGCGGGCCGAGCAATCCTACGCCGCCGACCAGCGCCAGGCATACGGACTGGTGGTCGTGGATCAGGAGGCGGTTATCAACCGCTACGTCGCCGACCACTACGGCAAGCTCCGCAATCGGTCGCAACGCCGCCGCAACCTCCATTCCGGCAGCTATGTCGCAGGGGAAACCAAGGGCCGCACCATCCAAATCAACCGCCCGCTTCCATCATGAAAACCATCCAACAGAAAGACGAAAAAAGACATGGACATGCCCGACCAAACAGGCAGATGAGGGATGCTATGAAAACAGCATCTATTCCTAACAAGCATATCACAAAAGCGATGCAGCAAAGCATTCGCGGGTTCGAGAAAAACGGCTTCCACGCCCGGCGCATCATGCCGGTCGATCCGATGGTCGGCATCCATGCCCGCGAGTTCCGCGCCGACTTCGCCAAGCAAACCAAAACCGGACTGCTGGTGTTCAGCGTCCGGATCGACACCGACGGCAACGTCACCAACCCCAAACCATAACACCACCATGAACAAACTGTATTGGATCGTCTGCGACGACAAGGAAACCAACGTATTCGAAGGCCGCTACCAGGGCCGCACCCGAGGCGAGGCATTGAAATTCCTCAAACAAAACATCGGACGCAAGACCCTCAACGGACTGGTCTTCACCATCACCGAGATCCCTGTGCCACTGATCCGCGAGATCGTCGCAGAAATCCTCGCCGGGAGCGACGGCAACGCCACGCCTGCCGCGAATGTCGTGCCGCTCACCAGACCCGAACCGGGGGCCAGCCCGGGACGTTACGACGCGTTCGCCGACGCGGCTGAGCCTGAACCAACGCCAGCGGAGGCCACGCCAGCGAAGGCCAAGGCATCCAAACCCGCGAAGAAGGTCGGCAATCCCGGCCACGGTGACGAGCACTGGTCGCAAGTCCGGGCACATTGGGAGGAATGCCGCAGCGTGAAGCAGACCGCCGAACACTTCGGGCTGTCCCCCAACTCGATCAAGACCCGCAGTCGGAGGGAGGGCTGGGGCAAATGAGCGCACCCGACTGGAAACCGGCAATCGGCTGTGGCGCGACCGTCTGCCACTACTCCGACCGCACCGCCTGCACGGTGATCCGGATCAGCCCCAGCGGCAAAACCATCTGGATACAGGAGGATACCGCCGTTCTCGACGGATGGAAACCCGAGTTCGTCGCCGGTGGGTTCGGCGGGCATTGCGTGAACAACACCGAGCAGACCTACCAATACTCGCTCAATCCCGAAGGGGCGACACACTGCGCCAGCCGCCGCAAGGATGGTTGGTTCCGCACCACCAACGGCGAGCCGGTCATTCCCGGCCGCCGCCAATTCCACGACTACAACTTCTGATGAAGGTCGAAGTCGAAAAATACCGCAAACCCGATGGCTACGCCACCCGCTACTGGTCGGTGAGCGTCGATGGCGAACTGCTCGCCGTCACCCTCTACCGCAAGGGCGCGGAGGCGGTCGCCCGGGCCATCACCAATTCCAACCAAGATCCCCATGTCACAACTCTTCAAGATTCTGCCGAACCCTACACCGTGCCCCGCAAGCTCTCCGCTGGCGTGGCGACCTACCGGACCCGATGACCTCTGCGGCCCAGCCGCCACCGTCGCTTGCCGACTCGTCGCCAAGGCACGCAAGCTCCACGATGATCCTGCCGTTCCGGTGAAAATCCTGCTCTACGGCCCGCCCGGTGTCGGCAAGACCAGCATCGCCGACATGGTGGCCGACGCACTGTCCGGCACGCGCTTCGCCATTGAGGAATTCAACGGCAAGCTCGTCACCGTCGAAACCGTGAAGCAGTGGATGGGCACGCTGGGTGTCTGCTCACTGTTCGGAGTCTATTCCGTGAAGATCATCAACGAAATGGACCGCTGCACGCGGGATGCACAGGATTTGCTCCTGAGCTATCTCGACCGCTTGCCTGCGGGTCGTGCCGTGATTGGAACCAGCAACCTGCAACTCGATCTTCTAACCGAGCGGTTCCAGACGCGCTTCCAGTCGATCAAGCTCGCCGCTCCGTCCACTGAGGAAATCGCCGCGATGCTCCGCCGTCACTGGCCGGTCGATGGACAGACGTCATTGCGAATTGCGGTGGGCAGCGGCGGATGCGTCCGGGCCGCGCTCGCCGATCTGGAATCCTGGCTGGATGCGGAGGGGCTGTCATGAAGGCGCGAATCAAACAGATCACCTTTGACCGCAGCGGTCGTCTCGCCCGTGCCGTGTTCCGCTACCGCTCGCCTGACCTGCGGCGGGAAACCCCGGTGACGGTGGAATGGCGCGACGTGGCCGGCAGTCGCGAATGGTTCGCCCTCGGCTGGTGCCCGCCAGATGCATGGAAAGCGATACTGCCGCTGCTCGCGCAAGTCACCCATGCCGTTGACACGATCCAAACCGGCGATGACGGATGATTCTCCCAAAGCCCGGACCCTCGCCAATGGCATCGAAGTCTGGTGTTCCTTCGATAAACTCGTGCCGGTCGGCGAACTCAAGCCCAACCCGCGCAACCCGAACACCCACCCGCAGCGGCAGATTGAACTACTCGCCAAGAACATCCGCTATTTCGGATGGCGGCAGACAATCACCGTTTCCAATCTCACCGGCCTGATCGTTTCCGGGCACGGCCGTTTGATGGCCGCCAAGCACCTCGGCGTCGAGGTCGTGCCGGTGGACTATCAGGACTTTGTTAGCGAGAACGATGAACTCGCCGTGCTGGTCGCCGACAACCGTTTGGCTGAACTTTCCTCGGTCGATCTCAACGAACTCGAAAAGATCGCCAGCGAATGGAAGGCAATCGACTTCGATACGATACTCGCCGGTTTCGAGCCAGCCGACATCGAGGGCCTGCTCAATCCGGGTGGCAATGACGATGACGAGGATGACGACGACCGCCACGACAAGGAACTCGACAAGAGCGACGTCACCGTCGCGGTCGGACTCTATCGGTTCCGCATCACTCAGGAAGAATTCATCGCGTGGTGCGACCGCGTGAAACAAGACGCCGGTTTCGACAAGGAAAGCGTGCTCAACGAAATCCGCAGCCGCCTCGGACTATGAACATCACACTAGAATCCATCGACGCCGTTAGACCATCGACCTACAACCCACGGTCGGCGGTGCCAGAACGGCTTGACCTGATCGAACTGTCGCTGCGCAAGCTCGGCTTCATCGCCCCGATCTTCGCAGACTCGGACGGCGAAATCCTTTCCGGCCACCAACGCCACCTCGTCGCATCGCGCATGGGTGCCACGCACGTCCCGGTGTTCCGCACCAAGGCGCTCGACCTTGACCAGCGCAAGGCGCTCAACATCGTTTTCAACCGGGCAACCAACGATTTCGATTTCAACAGCACACCCGGGCGAGTCACCAGCGAGCTGCAATCCCTGGACATTGAAGCGCTCGCCGCGCGCATTCCCGACAAGGAGGTTGGCGGCGGTGGCTTCCTGCGCTGCCTCAAGCCTGCGGAAGTCGCGGTGAAGGATCTCTGCCGCGTGAACGCAGGCCGCTGGATCCAGTATGCCCGCAACCTCGCCCGCACGCTGCATCGCCATGGCATCCTAATGCCCATCGTTTGCCGCGAGGATTTGTCGGTCATCAACGGCATCGGCCGTCTGGAAATGCTGGCCGAAAAGGGTGCGGCGTTCGCACCGGTCGTGTTCGTCACCGACGAGGAAGCCGAATTCGCCCGGGCCATGATGAATCTGCTGTCGATGGATTTCGACATACACACGCGCTACGCCGACATGCTACGCTTCAATTCGTTCCGCCGCGCACGCCGCGTGAGGCGCGAGCTTGGCAACGGCTTCATCTTCGCAACGCACGGCGCGAAGCCATGCAAGGATTTCGACATCGCCAAGGCCACAGACAAGGCGCGGTGGGTGAAGGAACACGGCACGACCATCCTCGACTTCGGTGCCGGCCACCTGACGGAAACCTTCCTACTGCGGCAGGCCGGGATCGACTGCACGCCGTTCGAGCCATACCGCCTCGGACCAGGGGGCATCAACAAGGCGGAGAGCGTGGAACTGGCACGCGCATTTCTAGCCGAAGTGGCGGCGGGCAAGGAATGGACCAGCATCTTCATCGCCAGCGTCTTGAACTCCGTGCCGTTCCGCGAAGATCGCGAGCATATCGCCTGTCTTTGCGCCGCCCTGTGTAAGCCGTTCACCAAAGTCTATGCCTGCGCATCCTCGGCGGGGGAATCCGGATGGCGGCAGGTGAATGGCAAGGCGTTCATGAACGAGAGCAACGCAGGCAACATTGCGTTTCGCCTCGACTACGAACCAGGCATCCGCATCGGGGACTTTCAGGACAAGCCCAAGGTCCAGAAGTATCACACCGTCGCCGAATTTAAGGATCTCTTCGGCACCTTCTTCCGTTCGGTGAAGGTCGATGATTTTTCCAACAACATCAACGCGGTCTGCGCGGCGGCCCGTCCCGTCGATCCAGCCCGCCTGCGTGCGGCCATCGAATTCGAATTCAATCTGCCCTATCCGGACGGCACCCGCATGGAACTCGCGCAATGCGCCATGGACTCTTTCTCCCAACGTCTTCAGATTACCCTATGATCATCCTGCTAGACCTCAACTACACGCTGGTGGCGAACTCGCCCAAGGACGGCACCACGCCCGAGCGCATGGAAAAGCGACTGGCCAACGAACAGTATCGCCAGTGGCTCGTCGAACTCGTGCGACCCCACACGGTCGTTCTCATTACCGCCCGCCCGGAAACCTGGACGATCAAAACGCTCGACCGCATCGAGGAGCACACCGGATGGCGTCCGCAGGATGCGTGCTTCGCGCCGAAGGGCTGGTGGAATCCACCTGCGATCAAGGAACATCTGCTGAAAAAAGACGTGTTTCCGATCCACGGCGAGGATGCCCGCTACATCGCAATTGAGAGCAATCCCCGGACCCGCGAAATGTATGCCCGGTTCTCTATCACGTGCTTCTGGGTGACGACGGAAGGCACCTGCCTGACCGAGGGCACTCGCATCGTGAAACGCCTGCCGCGAGAATGAGAAATGCAGGTGTTGCTTTCCCACCGTAAATTGATAGTTTCGCGGCGTGAGGTGGAGGCGAAGTCGTTTCGGACGTAGAGTGCCTGGCTGAATAAGCATGCGCACGTCGTCTCACCTCACACTACTCACTCAATTTCTCTCGCCGCGTTGACATCCACCACGCGGGCATGAGTGAAGCCCAACGTGACGAGGTGATTCCCCGCGGAGCCTGGCAGTTCGATCAGGAAGTGACGGCGGTTTTTGACGACATGCTCCAGCGGAGCATCCCGCAATACAACGCGATGCGGATGGTGACCTTCGAGGTGGGCCGGCGCTTCGTGCAACCCGGCACAACCATTATCGACATGGGATGCTCCCGCGGCCAGGCGCTCCTGCCCTTCGTCTCCAACTTCGGCGCGGCCAACGACTACATCGGCCTGGAGATCAGCGAGCCGATGATCGAGGCGGCACGTCAGAACTTCAACTACCACCCGCACGGCAACCGCGTCAGCATCCAGTCTGCCGACCTGCGCCACGAGTTCCCTGGTGTGACATCCAGTCTCGTGCTCTCGGTGCTCACCCTGCAATTCACCCCTATCGAATACCGCCAGCAGATCATTCGCCGAGTGTTCGAGTCGCTGGCTCCGGGCGGTGCTTTCATCCTCGTGGAAAAGGTGCTCGGCGCGACATCGAAGCTCGATGAGGCGTTCGTAAATCTCTTCCTCAAAATCAAGCGCGAGAACGGATATTCGGAGAGCCAGATCGACCGCAAGCGCATGTCGCTCGAAGGCGTGCTAGTTCCCGTCACCGCCCGCTGGAACGAGGAACTGCTGCATCAGGAAGGCTTCACTTCAGTGGACTGCTTCTGGCGGCACCTGAACTTCGCCGGATGGGTGGCGGTGAAACCATGAGCAAGCCACGGCCCCATGATGACGGGCGGCCCTCTCTCGATCCGGAAGTCGCCGGGAAGATCCTCGATGCCGACTTCCAGAACATCGTGAAGAAGGTCGCGGCAGGCAAACCGCTGACGGTGGCTGAGCGCGCCCGCATCGAATCACGGGCGGCCGGCAGCGCGGAAACGCTCGCCTACGCGCAAACTCTCGTGGAACTGGCCGCCGCCTTGGGAGTTTCACGCCGAACGCTTTCCACCTGGCAAAAGATGGAAGGCGCACCCAAGGCACTTTCCAACGGAATGTGGCCGGTCGCCGACTGGCGCGAATTCGTTCGAATGCGGGGGCTGAATGCAGGCCGCGTGCCGGTCGGCAACGAGGAGGCACTGAAGGCCCGCAAGCTTCTAGCAGAAGTTGAGGAACGTGAGCTTCGCATCGCGGTGAAGAAGGGCGAATACGTCGCGCTCACCAAGGTCCGCGAGGAATGGATCGGCCTGGTCGCCCAAGCAACGTCCATCCTCCGCGCCAAATTCGAAAACGAGCTTCCGCCCGTTCTTTCCGGTCTCGACGCCACCGGCATCCAGCGGGAATGCCGCCGCGCCATTGATGAAGTCCTGCGCTGCCTTCACGAATCATGAACGCTCTCAAGGAAATCTGGCGTGAGGCATGGCAGCCACCAGACCGCCGCCCTGCCTGGCAATGGTGTGAGGATCACATCGAGGCCATTCCGTATTCACCCAACCCGGGACGCTTCCGCTCGGAAAACTCGCCGTGGATTCGCGAA